ATTGCACTTGATAGGGGGCTTAAATTGATGATTGAAAATCCATACACACAGCCACATTATTTGACAAATTACTGGTGCATAAAGCCTAAAGTTATAGACAAAGACAGGAGGCAAAACGGGGACTATATGAATAAACCGACACAGTATTTCTTTATAGGTTTTGAACCAAAGCAAAATATAATATTTGAGGCTTTAGATTATGTTCCAAAAAGGGTATGCGACCATATACAAGGCAAGGATAGGGCAAGAATAAGGAGTGAAATACATCCACAGTATGCCAATAGATTTATAAGGCAATACTTAATTGATGAAAAATAATTAAGAAATATAAAAAAATGTGTTGACATATAACCCCCAATAGGTTAATATATACTTACAAGATAACAACAGCCCACGGCGAGGGAACTGGAAAGGAGGTAAATATGGTCGTAGAATTGGCAAAGTTTGGAGAGTGGCTTTATAACGAGCGCAAGAGCAGGGATATACGGCAGACACAGATAGAGGATGCCTGCGGTGTATCACACGTTATGATATCCAAGTACGAAAACGGCGCAGATATAAGGGTATCAACCTTAAGCAAGATTCTGGATGCGCTTGATTATGAACCAGTAGTGATTATAAGGAGGAAAAGAAAATGAAATGTAGCGAAATGTATTACGAGCTTTTGAGGCAGGTAGAACCCCGAGATAATTTTGAGGATATGGACAGTATGATGCACTATCTTTGTATATGTTATATATCGAAATTTTTGGGTGATCGTTATGATTTATTCCCGTTTATATCAAATGAGGATGTAAAGTATGATTATGATACTGTTGCTTATGTGGAGCAGGCATATAAGGACGGATACAGCGTTATTATCAACGATGGCAAGATATTAGGGTATGAAAAAGCCCCTGCGGTTTAACGCAAGGGGCAATGGGTAAAAACATAGAAAGGATTATGTCAATGAATATGATATCAAAATTTCCCGAAAAAGACAATAGAAAAGAATGGTGGTATATCATCCCAGTTGGTTTAATGTTTGCATTATGCCTTGTAGGATTTGGAATACTGGTTTATCTGATTTTAAGCCTACCCGATTATTTCACCGAATCCATTGAGGTTGTAGGCGAACCGATACAGCAAGTGCAGGAATTTGTAGTGCCAGAAACCGAAACGATAGAGGAAAAGCCCGAACCGATAGTACATCTTACAGATGATGATATTATAGCCCAGATAATAATGCACGAGGCAGGAAACCAAGAAATGATTGGCAAGGTGGCGGTAGCAATGACGGTATTAAACCGATGCGATTATTTTGATTTAAATGTGGAACAAGTAACATCGGCGTATGCTTACCCCTATTACGGTACGATAACCCCAGATTGTTACAGAGCCATAGAAATAGCCAGAAATAACCGTGATTTATTCCCTGCGGATTTTATGTACTTTAATGCAGACGGATACCACGGGTTCGGGCAGGAATACATACAGATACAAGACCATTATTTTAGTACGCAGGAAACCAAAACCATAAAGGATATAGCAAGTGGAAAGTGAGGAAATATGGACGGACAAATGACATTGTTTGAGACAGCGAAAGCACCGATATGGCACAGTAGCCTAACGGCATCTTATGTGGTATGCCCAACTTGTAAAGAGGTAAATCATATTGAGAACTGGCATAACCGTTGTCCAGATTGCGGACAATTATTAGACCAATCACCCGAGGCAATCGCAAAGGCTGAAAAGATAAGTGTGGATTTAAAAGAATGTCGGAAATTAGGATTACACGGGGCTGTGAGAAAAAATGAAAAAGGCAAATGGGAGGAAGTAAACAATGGGACACAGAATCGAAGATAATTGTGTAGGATGTCCGCAAGGATGTATAAACTGTGGCAGGAGACACGAGAGCGTATTTTTCTGCGATAACTGCGACGAATACGCCGACGAGTGGAATCCGCTTTATGTAGCCGAGAACGGTAGCGAGGTATGTTGGGATTGTTACAAAGCCCAGTACACCGAAAAGATATGTGACGATATGGACGAAACCAAATGCGCACATTGTGGTAATGAAGCCGAGTATATGTATCTGGTAGATGGCGAGTGGGTGTGCGAGGATTGCCTTATGTATATGGCGGAAAGGGTAGTCGAATGACATATAAAGAAGCAAAAGAAATATTCCTCAATAGAGGATTTGTAAATGGTCTTTTTGATGGAGATAAATGGAGACAATCTATTGTTGTTATTTCAAAGTGGTTAGAACAAGAGCCTTGTGATTGCATCAGCAAAGAGTTTATTGAAATTGTTGTTGAATATCCTCCTGCCGATTTATATACATATCCAGAATATAAAGGAATGCCTTATTACTCTATAAAGTATCGAGAGAACGGCAAAGAATATGTTGGTTTTGGTACATACAAAATAGAGTTTCTTTCACAATGGATAAAAGAGTATTTTATATCTGACGGTCAGCCAAAGCCAAAGACTGGGCATTGGATAGAAGATGATATGACATATTGCGGAGTTGAATTGGTTAATTACAAATGTGATAAATGCGGTGAAATGGGCGGTGCTTGGAGAAAAGGGCTTAAACCAGATAAATTACCTAAATACTGTATGAATTGCGGTGCGAAGATGTTACCGACAGATTCAGAAAAGGAGTGAGGATATGAGCAAGCGTAAAGCCGATTTGCCTATCGTCATTATGAAAAACAAGCGCAAAGGCATTATGGGGTTTCTTGACAGAGACCGAAGAGCAATAGTTAGCATTGTATGGCTTAACAAAGATGTGCCACACGGAGAAGAGTTTCAGCTTACAGATATTGACAAGTTAGATGCAACATTATGGTTTTGCGACCGTGAGAGCATAGAGCAGACGATAGAGATTTTGGAAAAGTTGAAAAAGGGTATGCCATATAAGGCAGAAAGCGAGGATAAGGAATGATACAAATTGAAGATAACGATATGCCAATTGATGTGGCAAAGAAGATAGTCACAGGAACTAAAATAGTTGAACTTTCAGATATGATGAAAACAGTAAGAAAGGCATTTTATGGCAACCAAGTAGATAACGGCGAATATGATATGTTTGAATTGGAAGAAATCAAAGAAATTGCGGATTATTTGATAGTTTATTACAACTCACACCAAAACGGAGATTAAGGCAAAAAGCGAGGGTTGATATGGAAGGTTTCAAACCGTTAACGCCGAGTTTTCGGCAGGACATTAACAAGGGATTTGATAGCACCATATCCGAACTAAAGGCGTGCAAGCCTAACGGATTGGTAGCAGTGCAGATTGAAGCATTACAGACTTATAAAAGGCTAATAAATGGATTGCCCGATGGATATCCAATGCCTATTAGAAAGTGAGGAAGTATGAAAGCTATCTGGGGTTTAGATTATGATTTTAGAGAGGATAAATGCTATGAAAGACCATCGTGCCCCGAATGTGCCGAACCGATAGGCAAGGTAGGTGACGATGATAATTATTACTGTTATTCCTGCGGTAAAAAAGTAGAAGTAGACGACCCGAAAATGTTGGAATGGTTTAAGATACGCAGGGAAACAAAAGTAAGAATGACCGATTGTTTCCCCGTAGAAATGAAAGGGTGCGGTGGTAAACAATGCGTAGAAACCCATTATATGCGTAACCCTATCACGTTAAAATGGCAGGTAATGGGCGGTAAATGCAAAAAATGCGGAATGGAGTTTATAGTATGAGCAAGTTATACACGATACAAACAAATGTGCCTATTTGCCCCGAATGCGGTGGCGGTTTAAAGTATTACCAGATAATGCAGGATTATCGTTGCATACATTGTGGGGCAAGGTATCACGTTGTAGGGTATGGGAAAACCGAACGGGAATTTATCTGCGAAAAGCGCATAGTTGTAAATCAGTACGAAAGGTGATATAATTTAATTACTATCAATTATAGGAGGGCTTTATGGATACAAGACGAATCAACGAGGAATATACCGCAATAGGTAACGACCTTATCCAGACCGAAGAGGCACTGGCATACATCCGTAACAGCAATGCATCAATCATCTATCTATCCTCGGAGCATAAAAAGACGGGAAATCATAAAAAGATTTACGCTCAGTGCGAAAAAATAGCAGACAAGTACAAGTGGGGTATCCCCTGCGACTTTACGATAACGGTATTCGAGCCGAATATTGAGAAAATGACCGAGGAGCAGATAAGGATTCTGTTATTCCACGAACTGTTACACGTAGGCATCGAGGTTGATGATGATGGCGAGGAACATTATTCCTGCGTACCGCACGACCTTGAGGATTTTAAGCTGATAATTGACAGATTTGGCACAGAATGGGATAAGGTGGAAGAATGAAGATTGAGAATGTAAAGGTATCCGAGCTGATACCATACGAGCGCAATGCTAAAAAGCACGATGCAACCCAGATAAAGAATGTAGCCGAATCAATTAAGCAATTCGGATTCGCACAGCCGATTGTAGTAGATAAAAACAATGTTGTTATCATCGGGCATTGTAGATTATTGGCATCTAAACGGCTAAAGTTAAAAGAAGTTCCTGTCGTAAGGATGGAAAATTTGACGGATGAACAGGTACAGAAATTACGTTTACTTGACAACCGATTAAACGAGTCTGAATGGGATTTTGATTTACTTGCAGAGGATATACCACAGCTTGACTTTAGCGATTTCGAGATTGATTGGGGCTTGCCCGAAGAACAGGAAGAAAACACAGAAATCGAGGAAGATGAAGCACCCGAACCACCGACAGAACCAAAGGCAAAGTTAGGCGATTTGTATATTTTGGGAAATCACCGCCTTATATGTGGCGATTCTACAGACCCTGCGGTTATTGATAGGCTTATGGATGGGGTAAAGGCTGATATGGTGTTTACTGACCCGCCATATGGTGTAAATGTTAAAGGCGGTAAAGGCAAAGGTAATTTGATAATGGGAGATTTGACGCAAACAGCTATTCCGTTTTCATTTGAAATTGCCGTAAAAAACTGCACAAAAGAAAAGGCTCATTTTTATTTTTGCGGAGGTGAGTCAAATATTCAATTATATCAAAAGTTGTTTGATAGATATTTGCATATGCTTCCAAAGCATTTGATATGGGTAAAAAATGGATTTGTTATGAAACAAAATGGATACCATAACCAATTTGAGATTATTTTTCATGGATATAAAGAAGGAAGCGGTGCAATTTGGTACGGTGGGCGAACTGAGAATGAGGCAAGTGATGTATGGCATGTAAAACGTGATGCTTCAACAAGTTATGTTCATCCAACGCAAAAGCCAATAGAATTGCCCATGAGAGCAATAAAAAACAGTTGCCCTCCGAGTGGAAGTGTTGTTGACCTATTCGGCGGTAGTGGTAGCACACTAATAGCCTGTGAACAGTTAAACCGCAAGTGCTATATGTGTGAATTAGACCCTCACTATATAGATGTAATAGTACAGCGATATATAAACTTTAAAGGAACAGATGAAGATGTATTCCTTATCCGAGACGGACAGAGGATACCTTATAAGGATGTGATTTAATGGCAAGGAAAGAAGATAACCTTGTAAAAGGCGATGAAGCACATAAACTAACAGCCGAAGAACAGTCGAAGGGTGGAAAGGCATCAGCAGAGGCAAGGCGCAAGAAAAGAGACTTGCGTAATGCCATAGAGATACTATTGGAAACCGATATAAAGGGCAAAAACGGCGAGATAAAGAGTGGTGCGGAAGCAATAGCCATAGCACAATTTCAAAAGGCTTTAAAGGGCGATACAAGGGCATTTGAGGTAATAAGGGATACTGCAGGGCAAAAGCCCATAGAAAAGGTTATGGTGGCAGATGTGGAGCAATCCGTAATTGATGAAGTCGAAAAGGCGGTATTAGGTGATTAAATGCTTACACGAAAAGAGGCAACAGACTTTTTACTTAATAATCCGAAAAAGTATGCCAAAATGCTCGGGTTTGACAAGCTCGTAGACATAAACGAGGCGTGGATTATTGATATGGTAAGGGGCAAGGATGATAAAAGCCTTATGGCACACAGAAACAGCTATAAAACTACCTGTGTATCCATTGCCCTTACCGAAATCATTATTTTACTGCCACGCTTGCGTACTATGTTTATGCGAAAGACCGACACGGATATAAAAGAAGTCGTAAAACAGGTACAAAAGATTTTAAAAGACCCCCATACATTGTACTTAACACAGTGCATATATGGGGTAAATCTGTCTTTAACAACGGAAACCGCAACGGAGATACAGACCAACCTATCCACAGATATAAAAGGCACGTCACAGCTTGTGGGTATCGGTTCGGGCGGTTCGCTTACTGGTAAGCATTTTGATCGCATTTTTACGGATGATATCATCAATGTGCAAGACCGCATAAGCAAAGCCGAGAGGGATAGGACAAAGCTTGTATACCAAGAATTGCAGAACATTAAAAACCGAGGGGGCAGGATATACAACACACTTACCCCGTGGCATCGTGACGATGCATCAACTTTAATGCCTGCTCCCGAGAAATACACTTGCTATGATACGGGAATAATGACAGCCGAAGATATCGCAGAAAAAAAGGAAAGTATGTCGCCTGCGTTATTCTGTGCCAATTACGAATTACGGCACATTGCATCCGAGGATGTATTATTTGACGACAGACCTACGGGCGCAGATGCAAGGATGGTATACAATGGCTTGTGTCACGTAGACAGCGCATTTTATGGCGCAGATTATACCGCATTTACCATTATGAATTATGTGGATGGTAAGCTGTATGTGCTTGGTAGGATGTGGCGTAAGCACGTAGAGGATTGTTACGATGATATAATAAACTTGTGGAAAGCGCATTTATGCGGTAAACTGTATATGGAAACGAACGCTGATAAGGGTATGGTGGCACGTGATTTAAAAAACAAGGGTGTGCGCACCGTCACTTACAGCGAGGATATGAACAAGCATATTAAGATTGCCACGTATCTGAAAGCCGTTTGGAAATATGTTATATTTGTAGAGGGCACGGATGCGGAATATATCGAGCAGATATGCGATTATACAGAGGATGCAGAACACGATGATGCACCAGATAGCTGTGCTTGCCTTGCACGGCTATTATGGCGCAAGGTATTGCGTGACGACCCATACGGCACGTTAAAAGGAGGGAACAATGGTAACCTATAACGATTTGCTTGATGCAATAGCACAGAACACCACCAAGGAATTTGTAAAATCGACAATCAATCAGCACAAAAGTAGCGATGAATACCAGACGGCTTTAATTGCGGATGAATACAACCGCAGGCTAAACCGTACCATTATACAGTTTCAAAAATTGCTATACAAGGTTACAGGCGAAGTCGTACCCGATAACTATTCAGCAAATTATAAATTAAGATCGAACTTCTTTAATCGGTTCATCACACAGCTTAACCAGTATCTGCTTGGTAATGGCGTTACGTGGAATGATGAAAAAACATCCGAGGCACTTGGTGAGGATTTTGACAATGCGCTTGAAGATGCAGGCGAAAAGGCTTTAGTGCATAGAGTATCTTTCGGGTTTTGGAATTTAGACCATATGGAGGTATTCAGTTACCTTGAATTTGTGCCTTTATTTGACGAGCAGGACGGGGCATTAAAGGCAGGCATACGATTCTGGCAGATAGACTCTACAAAGCCTTTACGGGCTACTCTGTACGAAATGGATGGGTATACAGATTACCTATGGGATAAGGATAACCCCGATGGCGAAATA